AACGCGGCAAAAAAGATCAGGCGTGAGCTTGAACTGAAACTCGCTGATGACAGAGCTCACCGAATAGCCACCATTGCGGCTGAAGAGCTGATCAGGTGCGAAGGAACAGCGACAAGCGGCATTGATGAATTCTCGATTCCGCAATGCCAAGCCGACGATCACATGCGGGACTGCATTGCGCATCTTTGCTGGCATGGCGCGGCCATGAGCTTTGAAACCGAAGCTGGGTACATCTTGGTTCAACTCGGCGATTACACACTGGAGGCACTGGCGTGAAAACAACCATCCTCGCAGACTACAAGGCGAAAACCTCAACAGGATCACGCATACACGTTGCGCACAACAACCTGCCTTTGCAGGTGAATCAGATGATCGTGTGGATGCTGAACTACCCTGAGCTAGCTCTCGGCATGGTTCCTCGCTGGAGCGATCTGAAGGCCGACCAACAGGCGTTTGCAGACCACGCAGAAGGTGGCGCAAAGAATCATGGCATCGAAGCATGAAATCTTTAGCAGGAACACTAGCCGCACCATTCCCGTACTTTGGTGGGAAATCGCTGGCGTGTACGACAGTGTGGTCCGCGCTTGGCAACCCCGTGAACTACGTGGAGCCGTTCGCGGGATCTGCGGCGATGCTGCTCGGTCGGCCCAACGTGGGGAAGGTCGAAACCATCAACGACGCGGACGGATTTGTAGCGAATTTCTGGCGTGCGGTGTCGCTGGATGCCGCCGAAGTCGCGAGGTACGTTGATTGGCCCACAAACGAGGCAGACCTGATAGCGCGGCACTCGTGGCTGGTGCGGAATGCGGCCGGGCTGCTTCAGAAACTCGAGGCCGACCCGGAGTACTACGACGCCAAGATCGCCGGGTGGTGGTGCTGGGGGGCATGTAACTGGATCGGCACAGGCTGGTGCAGCGGCACCGGGCCGTGGGTGCATGACGGGGAGAAGTTGGTGAATTCCCGGCAACTGCCGCACCTGGGCGACGCCGGGCAGGGCGTGAACCGGCAACTGCCGCACCTGGGTAATGCCGGGCGGGGCGTGAACCGGCAACTGCCGCACCTTAGCGCCGGGCAGGGCCGAACCGCCTATATCTCCGCGTGGTTCAGAGAGCTTCAGGATCGTATGCGCGGGGTGCGGGTTGCTGTTGGCGACTGGCAGCGCGTGTTGACCGAGAGCGTGACGACTCGACATGGCCTCACTGGCGTTTTTCTAGACCCGCCGTACACCAGGGGGGCGATGGACTACGCGGCGGGCGGCGTGGGGGGCGAGCTTGCGGCAAAAGTGCGGGCATGGTGCGCCGAGAACGGGCAAAACAAGATGCTGAGGATCGTGCTTTGCGGGCACGCTGGCGAGCACGACGCGCTGCTGGCGCACGGGTGGCACCTGCGCACCTGGAAGGCGCGCAAGGGCTACGCAAGGACCGCCGAGGCGGTGAAGAACAGCGCCTCGGAGACTTTGTGGTGCAGCCCGCACTGTGTGCCAGAGGCCTCGGCGCGGGATGTGCTGGTTTGAAGCGCCATAACCCAGATTTGAGTCTCCCCCTGGGGTATTAACTACCTCGGCGACCCGAATACCCGGTTGGTCAAGATGCACCCCATATTTGATGACATTCTGAGGTGATCGAGCATGGCCCACGAAAAACAGATGGAACAGAACTACATCGATCATTTGAAACACGAAACTCTGAACATCGCTTTAAACTTAAGCTGTCAGTTATGGCAATGGGGGTCGGCTCGCGTTGCGAATGACTTCTCGGTGGCCGCCAGGGGGATGCTCCAGCCCAAGGAACCGCACAGCCAACCAGCAGGGCGATGACGTCAGCGATGCTCGACCACCCTTTTAACGTGCAGTTTTTTGCGCGTAGTGTGTGCAGTTTTATGCTTGCACCACGTGCACCACGATGCACCACGCGAAAATGGTGCCGTGGTGCAATCGCGCAAAAATTCGCGGCAATTTGCACCACCTGCACCACGTGTCTATAGACGTGGTGCAGTGGTGCAAGCGAATTGACCCCAAAAACGGTGCGATTGTGTAAATAAACGCAGACACGAGGGGCTGGCGCTATGAGCAAAAAATTGCTTCCTGCGAATGATGCCGGGTACGTCATCGGCGAGAACCACCACCGCGCTAAACGAACAGACCACGAGGTTGACCTGGCCCTGGAACTGGTGGCGGCCGGCATGAGTCAACGCACAGTCGCTGAGAAACTAGAGGTATCGCGCTGGACGGTGCGCCGATGGGTCAACGGCACATTGCGCGGGCATACCCCAACGCAGTGGGTATATCGCAATGGGGCACATAACCAAAAACGTTCCCGCTAAACTCGCACCACCATGAGTACCGGCACATATTCCCCTCACAATGCCTGGAAACAGGAATTCCTGGACGCACTGAGCCGCGTTCCAGTCGTGCAATACGCGTGTAGGGCTGTGGGTATCGAGCGCTGTACCGCATATCGGGCACGGCGGGCCGACCGAGAGTTCGCCGAGGCCTGGGATGAGGCGATGGAGGCTGGCGTCGACATGGCCGAGCAGGAGGCATTCCGGCGGGCAGTGCAGGGCTACGAGGAGCCGGTCATCTACCAGGGCACCCTGTCCACGACCGTGCTGCGCAACGCCCAGGGTGAGCCTGTGCTGGATCAGTCGGGCGAGATGGTCCGCGTTCCTCTCACGGTGCTCAGGCACAGCGACGCGCTGCTGGCGCTCGTGCTCAAGGGGCGGCGCAAGCGCATATACGCGGACCGCACAGAACTGACCGGAGCCGATGGTGGGGCGCTGGCTATGACCGACGAGACCGCGCGTGCCGCCCGCCTGGCACAGCTGCTCTCTCTGGCCAGGTCGCGCAAGGCCTCCGACACCACCGACACCCCCGAGATACCTGACGACTTCGACCTGGCCTGAACCGGTGACACCCCGTGAACTGCGCGAACTAGAGGCGCACCTCACCCCCGCCGAGGTCGCCGAGATCAATGCAATCCTCGAGGCCGACATGGCTGACGTGCTGTGGCGACCGTTCGCTGACAGCCCGCAACAGATGGCGTTCACGTCGCGGGCCGACATCACGGGCTACGGGGGCGCTGCTGGGGGCGGTAAAACCGACCTGATTGCAGGGCTGGTCACTACGGTGCACGAGCGCTGCCTGGTCGTTCGCCGAGAGAAGGCGCAGACCGAGGGGGTAATCCAGCGTTTAGCCGAGATCCTGGGGGGCACAGACGGGTTCAACGGGCAGAAGGGGGTGTGGCGTATCGGCTCGACCATCTGCGAGTTCGCGGGCCTGGACAACCCCGGGGATGAGAAGCGCTGGCAGGGCCGCCCGCACGACCTCAAGGCTTTCGACGAGGTGACTGAGATGCGGGAGCACCAGGTGCGATTTGTCATGGGCTGGACGCGGACCAGCAACCCGAATCTGCACCCGCGCGTGGTGATGACGTTCAACCCGCCCACCACAACCGAAGGTCGCTGGGTGATTGATTTTTTCGCGCCGTGGCTGGTCAAGAACCACCCCATGTACCCCACTGCGCCCGGCGTGTTGCGCTACGCTGCTATGCTGCCCGGGCCTGACGGCAAGGTCTCGGATCGTTGGATGCCTGACGGGAGGCGCTTCGTGCTGGTAGGCGGCGAGCCGGTCTACGAATTCGACGAGAGCGATTACCGGCCCGAGGAGATCATCGTGCCGAAGTCCCGCACGTTCATTCCAGCCCGGCTGACCGATAACCCTATCTACATGGCGACGGGCTATATGAGCACCCTGCAATCCCTCCCCGAGCCGCTGCGCTCGCAGATGCTGCATGGCGATTTCACAGCCGGCATAAGTGACGACCCGTGGCAGGTGATCCCAACCGCGTGGATCGAGGCCGCACAAGCCCGCTGGAAGCCGCGCTCGCCTAAGGGGGAGATGCTGAGTCAGGGCGTCGACGTGGCACGCGGTGGTAAGGACAACACGGTCATCGCCAACCGGCACCGAGACGGCGATAACCCGTGGTGGTTCGACGAGGCTAAGGTCTACCCGGGCAGCGAGACGCCCAACGGTCCGATGGTCGCGGGGCTGGTGATCGCCGAGCGCCGCGATGACGCGCCCATCCATATCGACGTCATCGGCGTGGGGGCATCACCATACGACGTACTCAACGGCATGGGTTTGCAGGTCATCGGCGTCAACGTGAGTGAGAAGGCGGTTGGTCACGACAAATCCGGCCGCCTGTCGTTCATGAACCGGCGCAGTCAGCTATGGTGGCGTATGCGCGAGCTACTCGACCCCGCCAACGACACCGGCATCGCGTTGCCCCCCGACAAGATGCTGCTGAAGGAACTGGCCGCGCCGAAATGGAGTGTGTCGGGCTATGTCGTCAAGGTGCAGAGCCGCGAGGAGATCATCGGAACGCTTGGGTTTAGCCCTGACCGCGCAACCGCCTACATCCTAGCCAGCATGGATAGCGGGAAACTGTCGAGGTTCCACAGCGAGAAATCGCGCACCGACGCCATGACCTATGACCCACTGGCCCGGATGGGCACATAGCGCGTGCAGCAATTCGTACATTGGCCGGCAATCTCGAGGTGCCCGCCAATGTGCATGTCAAAACCCCCGTCCCCGCCGCCCGCGCTGCAGCAGATCCAGCAGCCGGACTTCGTTGCTATGGCTGCTGCACGCAAGAAGGCCGTTGGCGCAGGCATGAACGGCGGCACGCTGCTAACCGGCCCCAGCGGCATCGCCAACGCGGCGATGAACACCGCTGCGCCGACGCTGCTGGGGCAGTGATGCCCGCATCGCCGCTGGGATGAGCCATGTCTGACGAAACCGCGATCAGCGCGTACCAGCGCAAGATGATGCGCAAGTCCGAGTTGTGGATGGAGCGCTCGAGTTGGATGAATCACTGGCGCGAGATCAGCGAGTATCAGCAGCCCCGCGCCGGCCGGTTCTTCGTGACCGACCGCAACCGAGGTGAGAAGCGCCACCAAGCAATCTACGACCGCACGGCGATTGGTGCCTCGCGCACGCTGGCGGCGGGCCTCATGTCGGGCATGACCAGCCCCGCGCGTGCGTGGTTCCGCCTGAAGCTGCACGACCCCGCGTTGATGGACGTCGGCCCGGTCAAGACCTGGCTGCACCAGACAGCAGCGCTGTTGCGCGAGATATTCGCATCTAGCAACACATACCGCGTGCTGCAGCAGGGCTACATGGAGCTCGGCCTGTTCGGCACATGGGCCGCCGTGGTGCTGCCGGACTACGAGAACGTTATTCACTGCTACCCGATGACCATCGGCGAGTACGCGGTGGCGACAAACTACCGTGGCGTCGTTGACACGCTGTGCCGCGAGTTCGAGATGACGGTCGGCCAGATGGTGGGCCAGTTCGGTATCGACAACGTGTCGCAGACCGTGCGCAACCTGTTCAAGCGCGGCGCTCTCAACACGTGGGTTCCTGTGGTGCACCTGATCGAGCCCAACCCAGGGCGCGACGTCACCAAGCTCGACGCCAAGAACATGCGCTGGTCCTCGACCTACATGGAGACGGCACAGCAGAACAGCTCGCAGTTTCTCAGCGAGTCGGGGTTCCCGCGCTTTCCCGTGCTGGCCCCCCGCTGGGACACCACGGGTAACGACGTCTACGGGTCTAGCCCTGGGATGGAAGCGCTCGGCGATGTCAAGCAACTCCAGCACCAGCAGTTGCGCAAGAGTCAGGCAATCGACTACCAGACCAACCCGCCCCTGCAGGTGCCGGTCGCCTACAAGGACGCCGCCAAGGACCGCCTGCCGGGGGGCATCATGTTTGTGGACGCTGCGTCGGCGGGGGGCGGCGTGCGCACAGCATTCGAGGTGAACCTCGACCTGGGCGCGCTGCGTGAAGACATCCTCGACGTTCGCCAGCGTATCCAATCGGCCTACTACGAGGATCTGTTCCTCATGCTGGCCAACGACACGCGCAGTGGGATCACGGCCACCGAGGTCGCCGAGCGCCATGAGGAAAAGCTGCTCATGCTCGGCCCCGTGCTGGAGCGCCTGCACAACGAGCTTCTGTCGCCGCTGATCAACCTGGCGTTTCACTACGCATCCGACGCAGGCATCCTGCCGCCGATACCCGACGTGCTGCGCGGAAAGGACGTCTCGCCCGAGTTCATCTCGACCCTGGCGCAGGCCCAGCGCGTGGTCAGCGCCCAGGGCACAGACCGCCTGCTGGCGACGCTGGGGTCGATGGCGCAGATGTGGCCGAGCGTGCGGTTTAAGATCGACCCCAATAAGGTCGTTGATGACTACGCCGACAACTACGGGGTAAACCCCGATATCATCGTGCCGACCGCGCAGGCCGAGGACGCGGCCGCGCAGGAGCAGAAGGCGCAGGCCGCCCAGGCTACCGCAGCATCCCTCCCCGCTATGGCCGCAGCGGCCAAGACGGTCGGCGACACGAACGCGGGGGGCATTAAGGACGTCATGAATATGTTCCAGGGCTACGGCGAGCAGCAGTGACGCTGCCCCCCTGGGTGGGCACATAGGCATTGCGCGAATCGCTACATTGGCCCGGTAAAACCATGAGTGACCCCACCGATATCCGCGAGAACGAGCAATCCCAGGCAGTGCGAACTGCTGAGGCTGAGCGCTTGGCCGCGCAGGCTGTCGAGGATTTCAAGTGGCTCATGGCGCACAAGCAGGGGCGTCGCATCGTGAATCAACTCCTCGGCGACAGCGGTATGTTTCGCACGTCGTTCTCGCCGAGCGGTTCCGAGACCTTCTTCAAGGAGGGCCAGCGAAACCTCGGCCTGCGCCTTTTCGCGCGCATCAGCGAAACCTGCCCCGAGCAGTTGCTGCCGATGCTCAAAGGACTCTGAACGATGACCACCGAGACGCTTGACCCTGGCGCAGTTACACCCGGAGCCGGGGAACAGCCGACCGCTGACGATGTGAAACCCGATGTTCCGGTCGCGGAACCGACTGCCGGTGAGACGCCGGCTGAAGGTGCGAAGGTGGATGAGGTCAAGGCGGACGACGCCCCGACCGAATACACCTTCACCGCGCCCGAGGGTATTGAACTGGACGCGGATCAGACCGCGCAGTTCACCGCAATCGCAAAGGAGCTTAAGCTCCCCGCCGAGGCCGCGCAGAAGATCGTCGACCTGGCCGTCAAGGCCGAGGTTGCACGAGTCGCAGCGTTCACCGCGACGGTCCAGGGATGGGCTGCAGAAGTCAAGGCAGACCCGGTACTCGGCGGCGACAAGCTCGAAGAGAGCCTGGCCGTTGCCAAGCGTGCGATTGACCTCGGCCCTCCTGAACTGAAGGCGCTTCTGCAGTCCACGGGGATGGGCAACCACCCTGCGGTCTTCAAGTGGGCACACGCCGTCGGCAAAGCGCTCAGCCCCGACAAGTTTGTCCAGGGCGGCAACGCCCCCGCTGGCAACAAGTCAGCCGAGCGCGTGCTGTACCCCAACAACGCATGAACAAGGATTGAATCATGGCTCTTCTCAATGCCAACGCGCTGACCCTTGCTGACTGGGCCAAGCGCCTCGACCCGGACGGCCAAGTGCCCAAGGTCGCCGAGCTTCTGTCGCAGACCAACGAGATCCTGGCCGACGCCGTATTCATGGAGGGCAACCTCCCGACCGGCCACCGCCTGACGATCCGCACGGGCCTGCCCCAGGTCTACTACCGCATGATCAACCAGGGCGTGCCGACCTCCAAGTCGACTACCACCCAGGTTGACGAGGCGGTGGGTATCCTCGAGGCTCGCTCGCATATTGACGTTGAGCTCGCCCGGCTGAACGGCAACACCGCCGCCTTCCGCCTGTCTGAGGACCAGGCCTTCATCGAGGCCATGAACCAGACGATGGCCGGCGCGTTGTTCTACGGTAACCCCGCGACCGACCCGCGCCAGTTCCTGGGCTTGCAGACGCGCTACAGCGCGATTGCCGGTGCGGGTAACGCGCAGAACATCCTAGACGCCGGGGGAACGGGATCGAACAACTGCTCGATCTATCTGGTCGTGTGGGGAGAGAACACCGTTTTCTGCCCGTTCCCGAAGGGCTCCAAGGCTGGCCTGCAGCATCAGGACCTCGGCGAGGAATCGGTGCCCGACGCCAATAACAACTTCTTCCAGGCGCTGCGTGCTCTATACCAGTGGAAGAATGGTCTGGCGGTCAAGGACTGGCGCTATGTCGTGCGTATCGCCAACATCAACTCGGCGGACTTGCTGTCTCAGTCGAACACGCAGAGCGCCACTGCGGCGACGCAGATCATCAACTTGATGAGTCGCGCGTTGGACCGCGTGCCCAACCTGTCGATGGGTCGCGCGGCGTTCTACGCTAACCGCACGGTCTACTCGATGCTGCGGGTTGCCGCTCTGGGTAAGTCGAACACCGCCCTCGGCATCACCGATGCTATGAGCCAGTTCGGCACGCCGTACCAACTGACGACTTTCCTGGGCGTTCCGCTGCGCAAGGTTGACCAGCTTCTCAACACCGAGGCCCGCGTGGTCTAAGCGAGCCGAGGGGGCACTGCCCCCTCACTTGCACTTCAATCCTGAAAGGAACCAATCGTGATCCTCGACAACAACCTCATCCTCTGCGGCTCCATCTCGGCGCAGGGCGTTCTCACCGGCCAGGCCGCCAACGGCGCGGGCAACATCGTGTCCACCAACACGGTGGACCTTGGCCCGTTGACCATCGGCGGCAACCAGGCGGGCGACGCTGGCGCTGGCGAGAGTCAGGTGGTCGCATTCGTCGTGCTGACTGCGCCGACGGGCGGCACGAACGTCCGGTTCCAGCTGATCCAGGCCGACGACGCCGCGTTGACGACCAACGTGCAGGTGATCAGT